TGTAACACCGCCGCCTGACTGCCCCTTAGTATGATCCATAACCGTCTCGTTAGGGTGAAGGATAGCAGGGAACCCGCCCTTACCATCTACCCCGCCTGAGCGTGAACCCATGCCTGTAAAACCGCCACCGTCAAAGCTAAACAGGTTCATATCGGCTGCTGTAGGGCCTTTTGTACCGCCGAACAAGCTAAAGCCGCTCATCATATTAGCTAAAGGCTGCGTTATAGAACGCTGAATTTGTATGCGGATTAGGTCATCAATGATTGAGCTAGCCATTGATTTAAATGAATCAGCGACCGACTCAGTGCCTTTTATTAATGAGATAAAACCATCTTCCATACCCTGCAAGGCTCTAACAGCTCCATCGTTTAGGATGGTTGTTAAGTCCTTAGCGCTCTCTGCATACTTGCGTAGGCCCAAGTTAGCTTCATACGCCTTTTGCTGCTCGAAAGCTCTATCCATCTCTTCTTGGATAGCTAACGTGTCTTGCATGGCCTTGTTAGCGCCTTGTAGGGACTGTAGGCGTTTAATGTCAGCGTCACTGGCCCCTAGTTGCTTTGCCTTGTAAACCTCGATCTGCTCGTTAGTCATACCAAAGGTTGCTTCAGCATCTTTAAGGTCGGCCAGCCAATCTTTTAGGGCGCTGCTTGCTACTGGATCAAACCCACCAGTAGGTGCTAGCTTAGGTGGTTCGATTGCGCCTTTAGAGACGACAATCGGTTTGTTCATCTTTCTGTCGTAATACTGCTCAATCAGTAAGTCTAAGCGCGCTAACTCGGCGTTTAGCTCCTCTTCATTCCAATATTCGATAACCCCGCCGGGGCCGAAGAACCGGACGCGCTCGCTTGGGTTATCTATCGCCTGAACAACTTGTGCCCGCAAGTCTTGGAGCCGCACAATGTCATCAGGGGCAACGCCACCCGTGATTGCAGCGATCTCTTCACCGAGCCACTTGGCCATGCCTGCGGCTGTCGATATTGCAGATATGGCAGTATTAATAGATGTGACAACAGCGTTACCTAGGAGGCTCGCATTCTTGAGCGTAGCCTCATCGGTCATTAGGGTCATAAAATCATTAATGGCAGGAACCGCGCCCAGCACCACCTGATTTTTAACCCCCTCCCACGCCATTTGCATCTTATTAACAGCGCCGGATACTTCGCCCAGCTTTTGCAGATTGATCTCATCGATAACCGCGCCAGAGCGCTCGGCTGCATCGCCTAGTGCGTTAAGCGCTTTGCCGTTATCGGTGAGCAGGGGTAGCAGTGCTGTAGAGTCAGAGGCGATTGCCTCCATATAGAAAACCATATCCGCTTGAGATAGGTTTGCTTTTTCTAGGCTGGATACATAAAGCTGTAAAGCGTCTGCGCCTGATAAGCCTCTGAACTGGTCAGCCGTTACGCCAACCTTAGGGGCTATCTGCTCAAAGAAATCAACTAAGGGGCCGCCGCCAGTCTGGATGAAGTCACCCACCCTGTCGTTCATATCCTTTAGGATATCGGCTGTCTTGTCCGTCTCAAAGCCAACGGTCTTGGCGGCTTGGGCAAAGCGTTGGAAATCAGTCGTGCCTGTATTGGCTACCCGTGAGAGATTGCGTATCTCTTTAGCGCTAGCCGCTGTCGATAGAACCAGTGCGCCCAGCCCTGTTGCGGCAGAAGCACCTAGAGCAACAACCGCTTTAGCCGCTGTATTGAAAGCATTCTCAACGGCTTTAATGTTCTGGTGATTCGCCTTTGACCACTGACTGATCTTCGTTTGCGACTCAGCAAGGCCGCTTTTTAGCTTTGCTGTGTTAGCTTCAATGTCGAATACTAAGCTATTTATCGTTGCCATCTTGCCGCCCCATTGCCGCTTTGAACGCTTTTGCTTTTTCCTCTGGGCTAAGTTGCCGACTTGCCGCAAGCGCTAGCCGCTGTTTATGAGACTGCACCCAGGAGGAATCCATAGTTAGATCATACGCCATTTGGAGCTTAATTTCCGCTAGCGGTAACTGCTCTATTTCTTCTAGGGACTTGTGCAGCGTACGAGTCAAATGGATCAGGTATTGCTCATACGGCTGCTTTAAGAGTTTCCCGCAATTGCCTCTATATCCTGGCGACTCAGAGAGTTTAGTTCTTGCCCAGCGTCAAAAATCTTTTGCAGTGCAGAAGCCGACTTTTCAGAGAGCGCAGCAATATCTTTCGCGCTAAAAATCCGCTTGCCTTCTTCATCGCAAACGATCAGCGAAGCGTACTCAGCCATTACAGTCGAATAGTCCAAATCTGCGCGAGTCATCTTCTGCTCAAGTCGCCCTTTATCACCCGCTGATAATGTGCGGATAAGAACCGAGCCGCCCCACTCTGGGACTGCAACTTCTTTGGTGCGTACATCTTGCACGCCCATGATCTGATCTTTGGAAAGGATAGCCATTCAAAACCTCTAAAAGTAAGGCGGCTTAATCGCCGCCCTAGTCGTTAGCTCCAGACAATAGAGCCTGTAACTTTCAATGTTGCCGTGCCGTTTGCTACGTCATCCACTCCACCAGATGTGGAGAGTGATTTAACGTAAGCATTGAAGGTAGCAATATCACCATCAGGAAGGGTGATAACCACTTCGCGGGTAGCCTGTGCAGCCTTAGCTGTTTCCATTGCTGCTTGGCCTACATCGCTAGGATCGCGTTTAAGCTCAAGGGTGCAGTCACCGAAGTCCTGAAGACCCTGACGGTACTCTTTAGCAGTCGATGCTAGTGTAGTGATATCAATATCGGTTGCTGAACCAGTACCGAATGAGAAAGATACAACGCCGCCAACTGTCTGCGCTGTTGTTCCATCGTTGAAAGTAACGGTTGTACCTTGTGAGTCGAGGATTGCCATTGTTGAAGCTCCTTAGTTTCTTAAGTTTCCAGCGTAGTCAACTAAGGACTTCCGCTTGTGAAAGTATAGATTATTTCGATTGAAACGATAACACCCCCATAAGGGAGTATACTACCCGCGTCAGTTTCAACATCAAGCACCTGAGTGCGGATTGCATAACCGCCGCGTGTTCTGTCAGCATCTAGGCTAGTCTCTATCAGGTCGATCAAGCTGTTACGAGCCGTATCAATACTTGCGCCTTTAACAAAGCCTACCACTTGAACGCCTAACTCGGCTTGGCGCTTAGTGCCGCCACTAGCCATCGTAATGTCGTTGCGAGTCTCACCCGTGGTTTGAATAAGGCAAGCCGGGAACTGGGCGCTGCTTAATTCCTCAAACTTAAAAGGCTCTCGCGTTACGTAGCTAATACCATTCACCGCGCTAAGGGTGGTCACTATATTAGCGAGTATAGATTCACGAATACTCATTTAGTCAGCCTTTTCATAAAGTGATCGAACAGGGTGTTAGCTTCTGATTGGTTAAAGCCAAAGAAGGGGCGGATGCGGTTGTTAAAGTAAGCCTTCTTGTTACTCTCGGCCCCTACGAAATATATCTGCGCTGAAGTGCGCCCAGATTTACGTACCTGCATAGAGCCAAGCATCTTGCCGGTATCCATCAGATCAACAACGCTGGTTTTAAGCCCGCGCTCTTGTCGCGCTTTAGCTCGGCTGTCTGAATACTTTTCAAACTGCCCGCCAACATAGCCGATACCTTTCTGGGTACGCTTCTTGATAATAGACGTGCCGCGCAGAGCCGTATTTAAAATAGCCTTATCAATACCTGCCGCCTGAGCCTTGAGCAGCTTGCTCAATTGGTTCATAGCGCCAGGACTAGATAGGTTGATCTTCACCGATCAAGCCTCTGCTGCACGAACTTGCTACGCTCGGCTTCTTCTACAATGCCATCATCGTTGTAGTCGTATTCGACCCCATCGGCAAAGACTGAATCCATCTCCTGGGCATACATATCTTTGTAGAAGTTAAGCATCTCGCGGAAGCGGTCGCCATCTACCCAGTTGGTGAGCTGGGGAAGGGCATATTTCCAGAGGACTAGGTAGGCGCTGGCGCGCGTCCATTGCCCGTCTGTTAAAAGGGTGTCGTCCATCTCGCCGCCGTAGTTAGTACCCGCCCACCATTTACGGCGAATCTCGCGCTTAATATCGGCTTCAGCCTTTGCGTGCTCATCAGCAAAGGAAGCGATGCCAAGGTTAAGGATATCCGGCGAAATGTCGGTCAGGTCAGAGTCGGTAGAGAAAGCCATAACGTCACCTTAGAAATAGATAAAAGGGCGACCGAAGCCGCCCTAATCGACCTTATAGGCCAGCGTCGAAGTACATCTCTACGCCGTAAGAGTCGTCAAGCTCGCCCACACCGTAGATAGCGGTAGCGTTAAGCTCCCAACCACGGTTAGAAGCGTCACGCTGTGGCTCGATGATGAAGTCGCGCTTCATAGCGATAGCGAGCGCTTCAGGTGCGAATACCGCGCCTTTAGCATCGCCTGAACCATCAATGGTCAGGTTCGCAGACTCATAGATATCGATACCAGCGATAGTGCCAACGTAGCCGTTACGCATCGCTTCGTTCTGAGCATCACCACCGTTCGGGTTAGCGAAGGTGTTGGTCAGGTTAGCTTTCAGTGAGTAAGCTTGGTATGGGTGCAGTACAGCAGCCATGCGGCCCATCACTTTGTTAGCGCGTAGGGTTGCAGCAGCTTTGAACAGATCAGCAACAGACAGTTCTACAGTAGTAGCACCCAAAGAAGCAGAGAAGCCATCGAACAGAGCGATGATATCCTGATCCATCTTGGTCGCAATAGCGTTACCCAAAACAGTACCAAGTTCACGCGCTGGATCGCCGTTACCCATTGCAGCCATGTCAGTCAAGAATACCTGAGCGCCCACTTCGCCAACTGCGATAGACACTGAAGAAGTGCTAACAGTTGTAGAAGTCATGTCGGTGCCTTCAGTCAGGTCAGCAGCCGAGATTGCTGGGTACTTAGGAACCTGAATAGTTGTGCCAGGAACCGCTTCGATGTTGTACATAGTAACAAGGTTACGAAGCAAAGAGTTTTCTTCCGCAGTAAAGCGGGCCTGAGCGACGATGTTTACAAACAGGTCGTCAAGAGTTGAAGAAGTAGTAGCAGCCATGATAGCTCTCCAAAATAATCAAAATATGGTTTAGCGCTTGCGCTGGAGTTCAGCATACGCGGCTTTACCGCCGTTGTCCCAGTTGGCAAGCATATCTTCCACAGATTGAGGCTTCTGCGTAGAGCCACCAGCGGCCCCCTTCGACCCTGCGCCACCAGTGGTGGCTTTAACAAAGTGCGGGTTAGCTGTAAGAAATTCGTTGACCAATTCATTAACTGCCATTGGTACACCCGAATCATTGTAGCGTACAGTGCCGGTCTTATCCAATACCTCGACTTGACCATCCTCAGATAGCCGGGTCTGGTTCTTCAGGAGTTGGACTACTTGATCCGGATTCACTGCATTCATTTGACTGGCCGCATTGATTAGCGACCCGTCAACTTGCAATTCGTATAGCTTAGAGTTGAGCTGCTTGATCTGGTTATCCTTCTTCTCGGCAACCTGTTGCAGCACCTTCTCGAACTCGCCGCGCTCTTTCTGGCGCTCGATCTCTGCTTGCTCTTTCTCTTGCATCAATCGGCGGGCTTCGTCTACGTCGATGCCATCCAGTTTCTTCTCTAGCTTCTTGCGTTCACGCGCCAGGCGTTGCTCGATAATTCGCTCAACATCGTCCTGGGTGAACATCTTGGTCTCTACCGCTTCGTTAGTTTCTGCGGTTTCGTTTACTTCGTTTTCCATGTTATCGCTCATGTCTGCGTGCCTCTTACGAGTTATTAATCATCAAAACTCGGCATCCAATGGTGCCGACAATTGTATCCACCGCGAACGATAAACGGATCGCCCGGTGCCTTGCCCGCCCAAGATTCAGAATCCCAAATGTCTCTGATCTCCTGCTCGGTATACACTTTACCTACGTGCTCTTTACAGAACTTGCGTGAGTCCTTCATCGTGGAACCGTAGTATTCCCACTTTTCAATACCCGCCTCTTTGCCGGTATTAACCGAGAGGCTGGCATTAAATTGCATAACCGAATCGTGAACCATCTGGGTAGCGTAGCGGCGCATATTTTGGCCCGTGCGATCTGAAGCATACTTGGTATGCAAAATCCGCACAGCTTCTTCATCGCCATTATTAGCCAGATCGACCAATCGGTTAATCTCTGCACTATCGGAAGACATATAAACGCCGTTGAGTAACTGGCGAACATTCTTAACCGATTCTTCAACCGGCCTTCCTGATAGCGTGTATTGATACAGCTCGTTAGCTAGCTGATTGGTATATTCTTTAGCTAAGTCTTCAAACCCAAAAAAGGTCGCCTTCTGCAACTGGCTGATCACTTCAGGCGGTATGCCTGTAAACCCGTCAAACTGATCTAGCAAGTCTGAGAGTGATCCAGCAATCTTTTGGTAATCGCGCACGATACCGTCAATGCCGCCAATATATACATCGCGCATAATGCGATCTATATCCGCCCTTGCGCTGATAGACCAAGCTAGATCAAACAGCTTCCCATCGCTAACCGGAGCGTTGATTACCAGTGCGGCTACCTGATCCTCAAGCTCTTGCAGAATACCAATCAAACGATCTTGATGTGTATCCGCTAGCTTATCGAGAATGTCGGCATGATCGTCTGGTGTCATTGCGTGAAGTCACCTATCTGCCGAGAGCTGTCTATCTCTTCGTGAACCTTTCGTAGCACTTCGTCATCTAAGATCAGGTCGGCAATCATCTTATCCACTTCGCGGATAAACGTAGGCGACTGCACGCCAGAGGCTCGCGCTTGCTGAAGGAATTGCAGCTCGTTAGCGTAGTCACGGATATCGAAGCTGTCCGGGTAATAAACCTCAACATCTGGCGTAACGTCCTGCCAGTTGCAGAGGTGCATCCAGATTTGCTCTTCGGCCAGCTCTAGGATATCGGCCTTTTCAGCCAGGCGAGCGTTGAGCAGCTGGAACTCGGTCTGCAATGCGATACCCGAAGCCTTGATTGCATCGGTGCCCCGTACTGCGCCGAGGTGGGCCATGCGGTTAATCGACTCGACCTTGCTAGCGATGGATTCCATCACGGCAGTTAGGTTCGCGCCGCTTGGCTGCATCTGATAAGGCTTCAAGGCTGGGTCTAGGTCATCGCTCATATTGACGATACCGCCCGCGCCGCTCGTTGCATCCGTGCTGAATGTCTTAACCAGCGTTGGATGGTTAGAGATACGGATCAATTGCTCGATCTCTGAAAGCTCGTTGTAGATCGCCTTCTGCATGATCGCAATATCAGCCAAGTCTGACTTGCCGATGCCGCGAGTAGGGGTGCGCGCCGCCGGGATGAATACAGCCGGGATATACCCGAGTGGATTAGGCAGCTCTTCGACTAGCGTCTCGGTATCATTTACCGATTCGTATAGGCTAATAGTCTCAGGAGTCCATACGCGAAAATGCGCTGTGAAACTTGTCGCGTCATTGCGAACGATAGACTCGCGCAGCTTGATATAAATCAGGTTGGTATAGCCCGCCTCGTTGCGCTCATACTTCCAGTCAAAGACGTTCTCTGGCGTATAGAGGTTCAGATAAGGGCGGATGCCTTGCCCTAGCTCTTCAGCGCGAGTCCCGGCGTTGCTCTTAGGCTTATCGACTGTTACCCAGACATGGCCGTAAACGCTTGCCCAGGTTTGCGCCTCTTTCATGAATGAGTTGAAGCTTCGCCCGTCTAGGTCGGCATCTTGGAGGATTGGCTCAAGCACCGGCGAATTATCCAGCGCGTTAAACGTGCGCGTTGGTGGCTGTCTCCAAAGGAACGAGCTATAGATATGCACTACGTTCGCGCAGTGGTTATCTAGTGGCGTTAAGTCGATGCGCCGCCCGTAAGCGTCTTTGCTCTCGTTTAGATATTTAACGAGGTAAGAGCCGTCCTTAAAGTGCTCGCCGCCAAGGTAGGAGCGCAGGTAGAACTCCCATTGGTTCTGGTTATCCGTGTAGTCTGGGTGGGTGTCCGTAATCGCTGCTATGCTCACTGTCTTTGACCCTGTTTAATTATTCAACAATATCCGCGAAGTAACCCGCGAAGCCCGCAGATATATCCACGCCTGTTGTATTCGCTGTTGCGTAAATGTGCAAATCCGCATTGGGCGGCACGATATAGTACGGATCAGCCGAGTGTACTATTTGGCTGTTGTTGTTCAATGACCCTACCGTAGCCACGCGCATACCTAGCCCTGCTGCGCCTACCCTAAACTCAACATCGGCTGCGGCGGTCTGTTTTTTGTTCAAGAACACCCAGTAATTCGAGACGATAAAGTAATTAGTGTGCGCTACCG